CGCAATGAATAACAAAAAAGGCGAATAGTAATGAGATTTTCAATCGAGGCAGAGCAATCAGTAATTGGCGGCTTGTTACTGGATAACAAAAAACTAGATGACGTTACCGAAGTTATCGCGCATGAGGATTTTTACAATATCGACCATCAAGCTATTTTTGGCGCAATGGTGGCAATGGCAAACAGCAGCAAAGTAATTGACGTTGTTACGCTGGCAGAAAAAATGTATGAGGATGGCACGCTCGAGCAAATTGGCGGCATTGGCTACTTGGTCGAGATAGCAAACAACACCCCAGGCGCGGCAAACATTTTGAGCTATGCGCGGGTGATTGCTGATAGAGCCATGGAGCGCAAAATATCCGAGGCCGGACAACGTATCTATGAGCTTGGTGAAAGTGATGGCGATGTTGACGAAAAGCTCAACGCTTTACACTCTGAACTAGCAGCATTGGAGCGCAAAGACGATCTAGGCTATCTAGGCATTCAGGAGATGCTTAAGGGCTTGATTAAGCAAATGGAGGATAAACAGCAAGGGCTAGGAAAGGCAGGGCTAAAAACAGGCTTTAAAGCGCTAGACGATCGCTTTATGGGAATTGAAGAAACTGATTTGTGGATTTTAGCTGCGCGCCCAGCGATGGGAAAAACGGCTCTAGCGTTAAATATTGTAAATAATGTGGCTTTGCATGGGAAAGACGTTCTAGTCTTTAGCCTTGAGATGAGCAAAGAGCAATTGGTCATGCGGATGTTGTCGGCTGCTGCTGCGACCTCCTACCAAAAGTTGCGCGATGCTGATACAAAAATGGAGATAGGCAATATTGCCAATGGCGTTAAAACGCTAATGAACCAAAAGATTCACATTATCGACATCCCCGCAATTGACGTAAACCGAGCTTTAGCGATTGCGAGAAAATACGCCAGAAACGGCAATCTAGGATTGATCGTTATTGATTACCTTCAACTGATGACCGTAAAGAGTAACAGCCGATTTGACGAGGTGAGCCAAATATCGCGCCAGCTAAAAGTCATGGCCAAGACTGTTAAGGCTCCTGTAATCGCATTAAGCCAGCTTTCTAGGAAGTGCGAAGAACGTGGAGACAAGCGCCCCAATAACTCTGACTTGCGCGAGTCTGGGCAGATTGAGCAAGATGCTGACATCATCACGTTTATTTATCGCGAGGAAGTTTACAACGATAAGACGCTTAACAAAGGAGTTGCAGAGTTGATAACTACAAAGTTTAGGAATGGCGAAATAGGGAAGGATATTTTGGCGACTGAATTACAGTTTTGCAGGTTCAAAAACTTATCCGCTGATTTCTACTACAAAGAAGACGAGCCTGAGCCTAGATCACACAGCAAGAAATTTGCATAAATCACGTTTCACCAATCGCTTCAAGAAGCGGCAAGTGTAAAGAAAAGTTAAAGCGCTACTAAACAATAAGGCGGTAACAGATAATGAAACAACCAAACAAATTACATTTATGGTGCAGACATGGCGAAAAGAATTTACAAAGATAAAAATGTATATGACGCCTCAATAGAGCGGCTGGATTTTATTTTCTCAAACTTCGAGCGCGTATATCTGTCTTTTTCTGGGGGGAAGGATTCTGGTGTAATGCTTAACCTTGTAATTGACTATATGCGCAAAAACAAGATTGAAAGAAAACTTGGTGTTCAGATTCTTGATAACGAAGCTAATTACGAGCTTTCTGAGCAATTCATGCATCGAATGATTCAGAAAAACTTAGATATTCTTGACGTCTATTGGTGCTGCATGCCTATAACATTGCCTTGTACGGTGAGTTCATTTGCTGTTGATTGGCAGTGCTGGGGAAATCGCGATAAAGAAAGATGGATTAGGCCAATGTCAAAAGAGAGTTATATTGTAAACATAGATAATCACCCTTTTGATTTTTTTGAAGAAGACATGAGTTACGATGATTTTTGGGATGGGTTTGCTGAGTGGTACAGCCAAGGAAAAAGCTGCGCTAATCTTATCGGTATACGAACAGTTGAGAGCCTTAACCGTTTTCGCGCAATTCTTAACGACAGGAAAGAAACGCTAGACGGTAGAATGTGGACTAAAAAAAATACAGAGCACACATATAACTGTTACCCAATTTACGACTGGAGGACAGAAGATATTTGGACAGCTAACGCAAAATTTGAATGGGATTACAATAAGTTGTATGACGTTTTTTATATGGCTGGGGTTCCAGTTCACTCAATGCGCGTTGCATCTCCGTTTATGAGCGAGTCAAAGTCAAGTTTAAACCTTTACCGAGTAATTGATCCGAGTATATGGTCTAGGCTTTGTGCAAGGGTTCAGGGGGCAAACTTTATTGCCACCTATGGGAAGCAGTTAAATTACCACTCATTTAAGTTGCCGCCGAACCATACATGGAAGTCGTTTGTTAAGTTTTTGCTAGATACTTTGCCGGATGGTGTTGCACAAAATTTTAAAGAGCGCTTTATCCAGTCGTTGAAATTCTGGGGAAGGGTAGGGCGCGGACTCCCTCAAGAAGTAGTTGATGATCTTGCAAAAAAAGGTGTTAAGTTTAAATTAAACGGCACCACTCCACACGGAGGCAATAATTTGCCGCGTGTAGTGATAAGAGTTCCGCCGGATGATTTAGATTGTCTTGACGGACACAATAGCTCGGTTACATCGTGGAAAAGGTTTGCTATAACAATTTTGAAAAATGACCATACTTGCAAATATTTGGGCTTGCAGCCAGCAAAGGAACAAATGGCAAGACAAAGAGCAATTGTTGAAAAATACAAAAACATTTAAGGTGCGAAAAAATGAAAGTAATTAATGTTGCAGATATAGCGGGAACAGAAAGAGAAGTGAGCTGCCCTAATGGCGGATTCGTGAGCAATAGAGTTTTGCTTGAGTCAGACAACATGGGATACACAATGACAAAAACTGTTATACCTGTTAACGGGAAGCAGTTTTGGCATTATAAAAAACACCTTGAGTCGTGCTACTGCATAGCAGGAAAGGGAATTCTTACAAACAAAGTTACTGGTGAAGAGTTTGAAATAAAGCCAGACGTTGTTTATGTTCTTGACAATAACGATCCGCATTACTTTGAAGCTATTGAAGAAGTGGTTTTGATTTGCGTATTCAATCCGCCGTTAACCGGAAAAGAAGTGCACAACGAAGACGGTTCTTATGATGACAGTGGAAGCTTTAAGTCGCCAGTTTATGCGGTTAAGTCTGTGCCAATTTCAAAAGTGACTGCTAACGATTACAACCCTAACAGCGTTGCGCCTCCAGAAATGCAGCTGCTTGAGACATCTATCTGGGAGGACGGATACACGCAGCCAGTTGTTACTGTTTACGATAAAGAAAAAGATGTTTATGTTGTTGTCGATGGGTTCCATAGATTTCTAACACTTAAAAACAGCAAGCGCATTAATCAGCGTGAAAATGGAATGCTTCCTGTTGTTGTTCTAGACAAAGAAATCAGCGATCGGATGGCATCTACAATACGCCATAACCGCGCAAGAGGATCGCACAACATAGAGCTTATGAGCACGATTGTTGCTGAGCTTGTTGAGATGGGCAAAGGCGACAGATGGATTTGCGAGCATATTGGAATGAGTCAAGATGAATTATTAAGGCTTAAGCAAATAACTGGCGTTGCAGCGCTATTTCTTAACAGAGACTTTTCTGCAAGCTGGGATGCAGAGGTCGCAGATGACTTGGTGTTTGATGAAGAAACTAAATAGGGTTTATCACCCATATTGGGATTGGGAAGAAATTAATTTCAATATGTGGGGAGTAGTTGAAGACAAAAAGAAATGGCTTAAAAAGGCAGTTGATTTTACAAGTGATCACAAGAAATATGGCAGATTTATGCTAAGAGTTGTTTCTGAGTGGCCTATATCATGCGAGAACGCGCTCACCGATTATTCAATTAATCGTAAGGCATGGGTAGGGCATGCCGCTGTAGCGTTAGCTATAGGATGCCCTGAAAACATAGTGAGAGAGGCATGGGGGAATCTTACCGATGAGCAACAGTTTTTGGCGAACAGGGAGGCGGACAGGGCAATACAAATCTGGGAGCACAACTACAGAAAGAGTAAACAGCTATATCATGACGTGGATGGAGAGATGCTATTCTGATGGCATTCCTGATGAAATCCCTGAGCTGCTTAGCAAGTCGATGAGAGTTCCGTCATATAAAGCAATTGCTATGGCAATACTAAGAAATGATTTGAATTTTCACTCCATTGGATTTGATCAAAAACAGAGCGATTATTATTTTCAGCTTAAAGCAATACACAATAAGCAAATTCAATCAGATAAAAAGCAACGTGATTTATTCGATAGTAAAGAAATGTTAAACCAAGTTACAAGCGACCAGCCAAGGAGCTAACATGTACATAGACAAAAGCACAGAGTTCAAGATAAGAAACAAGCTAACGGGCGAGATTAAGACTGCATACCAATGCCACAAGCCATGGATTATCGTGGACGAGAAAGGGAATGAGATAATGTCAGATTGGGAAGTCTACGAGGGAGCAAGCATTTTCAAATCTATTACGGCGGTTTCATCGTTATTTTTAATCACTGGTTTTATTTACTGGGTTTGTTTTTCTGAGTCGTTTTATTGGCGCATTTTAAGTGTTTGCGATGCGTGTAGATAACGTTGAGCACAACGGCGGCTTTCAACAGCCAGAACAGTGCGAAATTCTTGACCCGTCCGCTTGCTGCGACTGGTTACATTTACATAGCAATTTAATTAGGGGTGATTTATGTGTGAACTTGTACGGATTAGATACTGGCGGCAAGAAACAATGGAAAGTGGCGGATGGATGCTAACGGAGCCGATGAGCCAAACTACTGCCGAAAGAATTATTGAAGCGCAGGCATATGAGCAGGCTGAAATTGTGCCGGATGATATGTGAGCCAGTGAATGTAACGCCGAGTTAAAAGGCGGCGGTACAAACGAAATTTAAAACACAAATGGGCAGACCGTCCTTTTCAACGACTGGTTGCATTTACAGACTATTTGCGGAGTGCATATGGACAGATTAGAAAATTTAGACGAATTAAAAAGCATAACCGTTCACTGGAGCGAATCAAATTTAATAAATGATGAGCTTGGGTGTGATGATAATTGCGACATTGAAAAACAGGTTGATCCAGTCGCTTTTGATGATTTGATAAAAAGAGCTGCGCTCACGGTTGGCGAAGGCTATGACAAAACCTTTCTTTCTGTAGAGCACAAAAACGGTTTTTATTGGTGCCGTGAACACAAATTCTTTTTGTGCAAACACACAAAAGGCTTGATTGAGTTGCTAAACCACGATCACAGCTAGTGAATGTAACGCCGTTATAAGCCGTGCCTTTTAACTGATAGTAAATTGCGATGCCCTAGCCGCATCGCGCTTAATGACCTTGTTATGTAGGATTTTTACATGAATAAGCTTGAAAATTGCCCATGCTGTAATTCTGACGATATACGAGAGATAAAGTCTGATGGCGGTAAGTGGCGGATTTATTGCGCCAAGTGCCAAGTACGAACTGGGCCAGAGGAATACAGATCAACAGCTCAAATGATTTGGAACCGTAGATCTTACGGCATTAATACATAACGCCAATATAACTGGTGCGCTTCTAACTAAACAGAAGTGCGCCCAACTTAAACCGCATCCAGTTCATATTTTTGTTAAATTTGGTTGACTTTAGCCAAGCGCTTGGCTAATATAATAAAAACAACCAACGGAGCATAAAACATGAACGCAAAAGAGATGGGCAAAAAAGGCGGCAAAGTAAAGAGTGAAGCTAAGGCAAATGCCGCAAGAGAAAACGCCAAAAAACCAAGAGGGGTTTGGTTTACCGCCATTAGCGCCGAGTGGATTGATCTTGATGGAAAAGCACGAAAAGCAACTTTTAGCGCTAGAGGCCAAATTGATACCATTGAAAAGCAAATAAAAGCTATAGAGTGGCATATTCCTCAAACGGCTGTTAGTGAGCTTCTTGAATGTTCTGCAACGTGCCAGCGATTTATAATTTAACGCCGTTATAAATTGCGGCTGCAAGAACTAACTAAACGCGGAATTCTATTTCCGTCAATTTCATAACTTTGTTATGACAAACTGCCGGAGTGAGATATGAATATTGATTTTGAAAAACTTTCACGACTATTAGAGTCTGAATTGAAAGAATTGGCCTATGGAATACATGACAACTCTAAAGTTTGCATTGGAGAGATGGAGCTTCCGAATGGTGCAACCGCTCAAATAATCATTACTGTTAGCGTTGATGAAAATGACTTTATTGATGAGCCAAGTGAAGCCTTTAGATGCGTATAGTCATAACGCCTTAATAACGCTGCGGCTGAAGTAGCTAAAACATTGCGACACTCTTGACCCGTCGCGTTCATTTGCTGGTTATGTGAAACTGTGCTTGCGAGGATATTATGGAAAAAACATGTGTAAATTGCAAAAGAAGAACAGCCGATAACAAATGCGCTGTAAAAATAGTATTTGCCGAAAACTTTGCAATCCGTGGCAGCAAGTACAAGAAAAGCACAAACATAATTCAAGGAAGTGCGGAAAATTGCACTTATTTTGAAGAAGTTCAGAATATAGATAGAAGCACATAACGCTTAGCTATGCGGCAAACAAATGGGGATTTGAAATGAGCGCAGATAAAAAAGAACACGATGAACACGCTACACCTCACGGTTTGTCCAGCGCTGAAAGCGCGAAGCTTGAGCGACTTGTTATGTTGGCCTGCCCCTTTTGCGGAGCGCCAGCAGGAGTTAAGTCTGAGGCAGCTACATTTCAAATTATTGGGTGCATGACTAGAACCCACGAAACAATGCTTTGCCCTTCACCAACGATGGTGGTTTACAAAAAAGAAGGTGGTAATTTTGATTACACCTATTGGAACAGACGGGCAACATAACAGTGTAATTAAGCAGCGCACACTATATAACTCCGACCTTTACGCGCCACTACTTTATAAATCAATAGCTTATATTTGTTATGGCGTTTAAATCTCGTAGTTATGTAGTTCTCGCTATATAACTCCGGAAATAATTAGTAATTTTCACTACTTTGGTGCAGAAATGACAGATAAACAACTAAATCCGCGTGATGTATTCGAGTGTGAGTATATTGCTAGACACATGGCGCAGGACGTTTACGCAGACGCAAAGTCAAGCCTAGAGTCATTGCGCAATGGGTTGACGTATGACGATGAAGGCGTAGAGCGAGCGTTTAATAAGTGGATTATGGGAGAGCCGTGGTGATTGATTTTAACAAAGAGCAAGCAGAGGCTTGGCAGTCTATATGCAGGCTTCTAGATTCACTGTGCGGAGAAAATTGGGTGTTTTCTAAAAATACCTCTGCCGTTGAATGCGCAAAAAATGAAATTCGTGGATTTTATGATCGCGCTATTGCGGAAGAAGCAAAGCTTGCTGAGATAGAGAAGAAATCGCCAGCAGTTGAAGACATCACGTCACAAAGATGGTCAAAAGAGGCCGAGTTTTTTGGTTCAGAGCCGCAAAAGCGAATCGGCGACATACACATAGGCGGCGAGATACTGCCAGAGTTTAAAAATGCTTAGTTTATTGGTTGATGGGATGGTTGCCGTTAATCCTAAGGTTGCAGAGGCGGCAAAAAAGGTAATAGAAATTCTTGAATCTGGAAAATCAGCAGAAATTATTGTTCAGGAGTATTCAGAGAAAGAGGCTTTAAAACGCCGTACAGCAGCACAGAATAAGCTTTACTTCCACATCTATACCAGAATAGCCAAAACGCTATTTGGAGGAGATGAGAGGCACGCAAGGCGGGAATGCAAGTTATTGATCGGTTGCCGCATACTGCGCAGAGACAGCGCTCAATTTGCAGAAGTTTATGACGTTGTAATCCGTGGCCTCGATTATGAGAAAAAGCTGCGATCCATGGACTTGATAAGCGTATCCAGCATTATGAACATTAAGCAAGGCACAGAATACATCAAAAAAATCATTGAAAAGTACACAGAATCAGGCGTGTATTTTGCAGATATTGAAGGAATTGACGGGTATATGAGTTATCCAGAGGCGCAGAAATGAGAGCAGCAGTAAGAAAAGTCGAAAAAAAGCGCGGAAGTAATCCAAAGATGAAAGCGCAATACATGAAGCGCGCCCGCCGTGGGATGATGGGATTCTGTATCATATGGGCTGATTCCGATCCGTTCACCGAGAACGGCAGAATTGACGGTGGAGAGATAGACCACGCTAACCCAACACAGAAGCTAATTTGCCGTGATATGTGGAAACGTTGCAGCCAGTGGATAGTCAGCACAGAATTTACATGGCGCGTGATTATGCGCGTTGTGTTCGTTGGCGCACCGAAGGGAGATTGCTATTATGATAACGAGTTCACGTATACATGCACACTGCGCGGCCATAAGTCTGAGATTCTCAATGATGCAATGGAGCAGGCGCTCAAAGAGGCTATTGCGGGAAATGATGCTTACCCTGACGGCCATAAGAATAAAGGCGTATATTCGTCTTGTGAATTTATGGCGCAGATAGTGGGGGTGTGAGTGAAGGAGCTAAAGCCTAAAAAATGCAAGTCATGCGGCGTTATGTTTAAGCCGTTTTCAAGCTTAGCAAAGGTCTGCTCAATGGCTTGCAGCTTGGATTTTGTCGATACGCAAAAGGCTGTAAAGGTTAAGCAAGAACACGTTAAGCAAAAGAAAACGTTTTTGGATAACGATAAATCGTTCCAGCGAGCCAAGGCGCAACGGACTTTCAATGAATTTATTAGATTGCGAGATGCCGGCCTAGGCTGCATAAGTTGCGACAAGCCGAGCGACTGGGGCGGCCAATGGCACGCAGGGCACTATAAAACAGTTGGTGCGCGTCCTGATTTGCGTTTTAACGAAGATAACGTACACAAGCAATGCAGCCATTGTAACAACTTCCTAAGCGGCAATTTGGCTCAATACAGAATAGCCCTCATTGCCAAGATTGGATCGCAAAGAGTTTTAATGCTGGAAACCGATAGCGAAACACCGAAAAAATACACTGCCAGCGATTACGCGGCTATACATGCTGAATACTCAGCGAAAATTAAGGAGCTAAAGAAATGAGAGAAAACCAACAGTGCAACATCTGCAAACATTACTCCCTGTATCACATGCCAGTGGCACAGAAAACAATTTGCGCTCACTGCGAAGAGTTGGAGCGAACTAAGGCGGCTAATGCAGGGGTGAAGAAATGATTATTTTAACTATTGGCTCAGGCTCAGGTGATGCTCCTATTGGAAGCGGTTCAGGTGAATAATGCTAGTGTAAAGAAATTTTACACTTAAAATGCGACATAATGCTTGCGAACATACAAAATGCGCGTATAATAACTCACATGGTAAGCAATAACGCTAAGCCGACAGGAGTTAAGAAGATGAATAAATTATACACAGTTGCACAATTCGGAACAGTTCGCGATGTAAAGCAGGAAGACGGTAAATACTTTGCATGGAATGAGTCACGCCGCCAGTGGTACAGAATTGCAAAAACAAAAGTGAAGGTGGCGGAATGAGCCGCTACTCATGGGCGGTGACAAAGGATTCTTTTGTTATTTGCCACGCGTCAACATGTGAAATGTATTTAAAGGCTCCATTTGGAATCGTATCTCCTGTTTTTGGCGCTTGTAAACTAGAGCTTATCGATATTTTAGAGGCGCAAGATGAAGCCAAGTGAATACGCAAAGAGCATAGGCTGGCGATCTCTTAAAGACTGCGAGCGCTTTTTAGGCTTAGGGGTAAACTCAATGGGCAGGACAGCAAGGTCTAACCCTGTAAAGTTTAAGTCAATGGTTCGCGGGGCTTGGCTTGAGTATTTAGAGTTGAGCGAGAAGGCGGATAAAAATTAACGGAGAAATAAAAGTGGACGAATTTAAAAAAGAATTAATTGAGCTTATGAAAAAGCACAGCGTTCATGTTGATGGCTTTGATCAATACGAGGAAAATGAAAAATATTGCGGCACAGAGTATTACTTTGCAAAAATTGATGGGTCATATTCTGATATGATTTCAATTGATGAACTCAAGTGAACATAACAGCTTTTTCAACACCTAAAACCTGATCGCACTGCGCGAAAATGCAGTAGCTATCTGGCGGTAGCAGTCTAAAGCCAGAGTGAGAGCAGCACATAGGCGGCGAAGTGCTGCCAGAGTTTAAAAACTAACTAAGGGGTGTAACATGATTGAAGAATTACAGATATTAAAAAGCATAGTAGGCGACCTAACTGGTTTAGGTATTTGGTTTGT